CCCCCTGTTTCCCCTAATACCACCCCCCTTCATTTATCTGGAGTCCCGTCTCCTTTTGGGGTATATTTTTTTCTGGGGGTAGGCGACGGCTCGGCGTCGTTAAATAGCCTGTAACCTTTGGCTGAAGGTGCAAATCAATCCTACCCCCTTTACTTTTTAAACCGACTGCGGTTTATAATGCGCCCATGCAACTACTTGAACCGGAAGTAGGCGTGGACATCCCAGAGTCCAACTGTAGTTTTAAGGACGTATACGAGAAGGCTCGTATTGCGTGTAATACTGCTTTGGAATTGAACAACCGGGGGATGCCTATTCAGGTAGACCAGGAAGACGAGATCTTCGCCCAGAAGATACTCAAAGAAGAGATTTCGATCCCTGCCTCTTACAACTTCTCCGCTGGCACAGCGGTCAAGCTAGGCGCGCTACTACAAGAATATGATGTTGAGGTTGCTAAAAGTGCCGCCCAACTACGCACGGTCTCAACAAATAAGCTCATTGAACTGCTAGATGACCCTGACCCAAAGGTCAGGCTAAAGGCCATTGAACTGATTGGCAAGATTGCAGACGTTGGGCTTTTTGCCGAGAGAACCGAGATAACCATAAACCACAAGACCACTGTTGAGTTAGAGCAGGAGTTGGCTAAGCTCGTTAGTGATTATGTGGATGTAGAGACGAAGCTTGTTAGTAACGACGACGCGGAGGAGGAAGAGGACGACGATGGGGCACCACGACAAGAGGAAGAAGGAGAGAGCGCAGGCCCGGAAGAAGGAGATGCAGAAATTTCGGGAGTCACTAATGAAGAAAGTGTCCGGTGATGGGGGCGAGCGAGACCCAGGTGCTACAGAACCTCTCGCCAGAGGCGCTGATAAAGGTCATCCCAAAGCTGCCGCCTGATAAGCAGATTGCTGCCAAAGCTCTTATAGAGGAGCTTAAAAGTCGTAAATATAAACAACTTGCACAGTCTGATTTTCTAACCTTTGTAAAACATGTTTGGCCTGAGTTTATCCATGGTAGGCACCATGAGATCATGGCTGATGCGTTTGAGCGGGTGGCGCGTGGAGAGCTAAAACGCCTAATCATTAACATGCCGCCACGGCATACAAAGTCAGAGTTTGCCTCTTATCTTCTCCCTTCTTGGTTTCTGGGCAAGTTCCCATCGAAGAAAGTAATTCAGACCTCACACACGGCTGAGCTTGCCACTGACTTCGGTCGTAAGGTGAGAAACCTTGTGGACAACCCGATGTACAAGGAAGTGTTCTCAAGTGTTGCACTGCAATCAGACTCAAAGGCGGCAGGGCGATGGAACACAAACCACGGGGGCACATACTTCGCTATTGGTGTGGGCGGTGCGGTTACCGGTAAAGGTGCCGACCTGTTGATTATTGACGACCCGCACTCTGAACAAGAAGCCATACTTGCCGAGGTTAACCCAGACATCTATGACAAGGTGTATGAGTGGTACTCCTCTGGCCCACGGCAGCGTCTACAGCCGGGTGGGTCTATTGTTGTTGTGATGACCAGGTGGTCTAAGAGAGATCTCACGGCACAGGTTGTTAAGGCAAGCGTACAGCGCGGGGGTGACGAGTGGGAAGTAATCGAACTCCCAGCAATTTTACCCAGTGGCAAGTCGTTGTGGCCTCAGTTCTGGAGTCTAGATGAACTCAGTGCGCTCAAAGAAGAACTGCCCGTGCATAAGTGGATGGCGCAGTACATGCAGGCGCCCACAGGTGCCGAAGGTGCGCTCATTAAAAAAGAATGGTGGCAGGTCTGGGATCATGAGAACCCCCCGGCATGTGACTACATAATCCAGTCATGGGACACGGCGCATACGAAATCCACCCGGTCTGACTATTCTGCTTGCATAACTTTAGGGATCTTTAATACCGAGGACGGCGGCCCACAGATAATCCTGATCGATGCCTTCAAAGACAGGCTTGAGTTTCCAGAGTTAAAGGCCAAGGCACTTGAGAAGTACAAAGAGTTTCAGCCTGACTGTTGCATTATTGAGGCCAAGGCGGCAGGGGCGCCTCTGTTGCAAGAACTAAGACGCATGGGCATACCGATCCAGGACTATACGCCGGTGCGTGGGAACGATAAGATTACTAGGGTCAATGCGGTAGCGGATCTTTTTGCCTCAAAAATGATCTGGGCGCCTAAGATGCGGTGGGCCGAAGAAGTTATAGAGGAGTTTGCATCTTTCCCAGCGGGGGAGCATGATGACTTGGTTGACGCCATGACACAGGCGCTGCTTAGATTTAGACAAGGCGGTCTGATTCGCCTAAATAGCGACGAGCCTGATGAGCCACGAGAGTTTAGGCGTCGGGGCAAAGGATACTATTAGAGGTTGGTATGGACTACGAACCGTTTAAAGATTTACCCGGTGTTAAGTACACGTTCCAAACGGAGCGACCGTTTGCTACGGAAGCCGATAAAGGTCGTGGTTCTACCTATGCTTTTTTTGACGATAATTCAACGATGAGAAACCGCAGCGGGGAAAGGCATGCGGATACAAGCACTGGACTACAACCTCGGTCGTACAAGACTATTTTTCTTGACCCGAGCGCGCAAAGACAAGTAGCTGATGTGTTTCACAGAACTGATGTAGCCACAAGAATGGTGCCGGTTCTTGATGAAAAAGGTAACCCGACAGGGAAATTGCGCGTGGTGCTGGAAAAAGATTACACATATAGACCAGTACAGGTTATAGGTGGTAAGTTCATAAAAGGGGAACCCGTAACAGCAAAAGCTGGTTCTGTAATGGCAGAGGTTCCATACTCAAATACTCCCCAAAAAGGTTTTCACCCACTTGAAGTGTTAAAAGATGGGATGCGAAGCTCGGTTGGGGAAAAAGGTAACCCTGGCGCACACTTCGGATCAAAAATAACAGAGGTTCTTGAGAAGCTAGACAAGAAGATGCAACAAGGCAAAGCAGCCGTAGAAAGAGGTGCGGCGCGTGGCGGTGGGGCATATGGCGGGGCGATGCCCAGTCTTGAGAACACGACGTTCCAGCAATACATGAAGATGAACCGTGGGGGGTTTGTTGAGAAACAAGACCCAAAAGCAGGTAACTGGAAATTTATCTAGGAAAAGTTATGGCTATTGAGAAATCAGTTTATGCAGCGCCGATGGGGCTTGCCGATCTAGCACAAGAACCGGATATCGAGATTGAGATCGAAGATCCTGAAGAGGTAACTATCCGCGCAGGCGGTTTAGAGATTGAGATTGGCAAAGGCGGCGGTGAGGGCATAGATGATTTCACGGCAAACCTCGCTGAACACATGGATGACAGCGCCTTAGGTGTTCTGGCTGATGAGTTAGTAGGCGATTTCACACAAGACAAAGACTCCCGCAAAGATTGGGAGAAGACATACAAAGATGGTCTGAAATTACTGGGTTTGAAGATTGAAGACAGAACAGAACCCTGGCCCGGCGCCTGTGGTGTATTTCACCCGTTACTGTCAGAGGCCGTCGTTAGGTTCCAAGCCGATGCCATTATGGAGACTTTCCCGGCGTCAGGCCCTGTTAAGACACAGATTATTGGCAAACTTACACGTGAGAAGGAACAAGCATCTATTCGTGTTAAGGATGACATGAACTACAAGCTCACGGTAGGCATGTCTGAGTACCGTGCAGAACATGAAAGAATGCTGTGGAGCCTTGCGCTGGCGGGTTCGGCGTTCAAAAAGGTGTATTTCGACCCGAATTTAGACCGTCAGGTGTCTGTTTTTGTCCCGGCTGAGGACTTTATTATCAGTTACGGGGCCTCAGATCTTAGAACGTGCGGCAGATACACGCACGTGATGCGCAAAACACCCAACGATGTTAAGAAATTACAGGTTGCGAGGTTCTACAGAGACGTAGAACTGCCTGATCCTGACCAGATGCCCACTGATTTTAGTGAGCTTGACCCCGAGGACGACGCCTCGACCATCATTCAGGACGACCGGTATCTCATTTTAGAGATGCACGTTGACTTAGATATCGAGGATGACCCCTACCGTGACGAGGATGGCATTGCTATTCCATATGTAGTCACGATTGAGAAGTCTTCTAACACCATTTTGTCGATCAGACGTAACTGGAACCCGGACGACAAGCTGCGTTTAAAGCGTATGCACTTCGTTCACTACATCTACATCCCCGGTTTTGGCTTCTACGGCTACGGTCTCATACATCTTATCGGTGGGCACGCCAAATCTAGTACCTCTTTACTGCGCCAATTGGTCGATGCGGGTACGTTATCGAACCTGCCGGGTGGTCTGAAGACGCGTGGACTGCGGATTAAGGGTGATGACACCCCGATTGCCCCCGGAGAGTTCCGAGATGTGGACGTTGCCAGTGGAAGTATCGCTGAAAACATCACTTTCTTGCCCTACAAAGAGCCAAGTCAGACCTTGTTGGCACTTATGGACAACATTGTGGGGCAGGGGCGTGCCCTTGCGGCTGTTGCAGAGCTAAAAATACAAGATGTCAACAAGGAAACCCCTGTTGGCACGACGTTGGCGCTGTTGGAGAGAAGTCTGAAGGTCATGAGTGCTGTTCAGGCGCGGATTCATGCCGCGATGAAGACAGAATTCGGGCTTTTGAAGGAGATTATTGCTGAATTTGCCCCGGAAGAGTACGAGTACGAGCCAGATGGGGCGTTCGATGGGCTGGTGGCGGCTACGCGGGCCGACTATGACATTGTTGAGGTTGTACCGGTCTCAGATCCCAACGCATCGACGTTCAGTCAGCGTGTTATTCAGTACCAAGCGGCTCTTCAGTTAGCCAATACGGCGCCGCAACTCTATGACATGGGCCAGTTGCACAGGCAGATGCTTGAGACGCTGGGCATGAGGAACGTTCAGAAGATTCTGCCGCTAGATGAAGACAAGAAGCCTGTCGATCCGGTCTCTGAGAACATGAACATCTTAAACATGAAGCCAGTAAAGGCGTTTATTTACCAGGATCATGACGCTCACCTCAGAGTTCACCAATCTATGGCACAAGACCCCGTGCTTGCACAGGCTTTGGGTCAGAACCCGCAAGCGCAGACCATGGTGGCGGCGTTGCAAGCGCACATCGCTGAGCATTTGGCCTTCCAGTACCGTCAGAAGATCGAGACTGTCATGGGCGCACCGTTGCCCCCGCCTGATGCTGAGTTGCCTGAGACGATGGAGATCGAGATGTCTCGTGTTGCAGCACAAGCAGCACAGATAGTTACGGGCATGAGCCGTCAACAAGTTGCGGCGCAACAAGCCCAGCAGGCGCAACAAGATCCGGTTGTGCAGATGCAGCAGCAAGAACTACAGCTTAAGGCCGCAGAGGTTCAGCGCAAGGCTCAGAAAGACCAGATGGACGGTCAACTCAGATTTGCACAGATTGAGACAGAACGCATGCGGATAGAACAACAGGCCGAGATTGATGGTGCCCGGCTTGGCGCACAGATTGCGAAAGACCAGACGCAACAAGAGTTTCAGGAAAGTGTTGAGGCAGTAAAGCAGGAGATAGAGGGTACACGTATGGGCATGGAGCTTGGTCGGAGTATGGAGCAGGCGCAAGTGCCTCAGCAGACACAACAACCAAAAGGTGAATAATGGAAGCACCACGATCCTTTGAGGAGCTTATTCGGAAACGTATCCGAGATCATATGAATGACTACGCCGACGCATTAGCGACCGGCGGCGCAAAAGATTACCCCGACTATAGGTTTCAGGTCGGAGTTATTCAGGGACTAGCAATGGCAGAGCGCGAAATCCTTGACCTTGTTGAAACCGCGAGAAAGGCTGAAGGACTATGACAGCACGTTTAGGCGCAGTAGATAGAGAGGGAACTCTTAAGAAGGCAGAAGAGATTGGGCAGATAAAGATGCCCCAACCGGTAGGTTACAAAATATTAATCACCCTACCAAAAATAGAGGAAAAGATTGGTGAGTCCGGCATTATCTTGGCGGATACAACTAAGAAGGCTGAAGAAATAGCGTCATGTCTGGGGTTTGTGTTGAAGCTTGGTGAGCTTGCATACAGAGATCAAGATAAGTTCCCCAACGGCCCGTGGTGTAAAGAAGGTGACTTCGTAATCATGCGGAACTATTCAGGTACCCGGTTTATGGTTGACGGGCAAGAGTTCCGGTTAATTAATGACGATCAGGTTGAGGCGGTCGTCGATGATCCTCGTGGTTATACACGTGCGTAAGGAGTAAGAAATGCCGAAAGAAGAAATCGTTACCACCCTAGAAGAAATTAATCAGCAAATTGCTAGTAAGGGTGACTTGCCAGAAGTAGAGTCTGAAGGCACACCAATTGGTTTCCCACCGGAACCAAAAGAGACGCCTAGGAAGCAGGCTAAAGAACAGATTGACATAGAAATTGTTGATGACACACCGCCTGAGGACCGTGGTCGCAAGCCCATGAAAGTCCCGCCCAAAGAGGCTGACGAGATTGATAGTGTCAATGATAAAGTCCAGAAACGCATGGACGAACTCAAGCGTGCTTGGCATGAAGAGCGTAGGGCCAAGGAGCAAGTATCTAAAGAGCAGGCCGAAGCCCTGGCGTATGCAAAAGCCCTGGTAGAAGAGAATAAACGGCTACAGAAGAAGCTCAGTCAGGGTGAGCAGATTATGGTTAAGGAGGCCCAGATTAAGGCTGAATTAGCTCTTAAATCTGCTAAGCGCTCTCTTCAGGAAGCACAGGAAAGTGGGGATTCTGAGAAAGCCGCAGACGCTATGTCTGAGATTACTCGGGTCACTATGGAGCAGGAGAATTGGAAACGTTTCCAACCTACTCAAGTTGCTGATGATCCAGAACCCACTTTACAACCGCAAAATAATAATGTAGCTTATCCGCAAACTGTTCAGCAGGCAGCAGCACCTGACGAAAAGGCCGTATCTTGGTATAACCAAAATACCTGGTTCGGCGTTGACGAAGAGAGAACTGCGTTTGCGTATGGACTGCACCAGAAATTAGTCAACGAGGGGATTGATCCCCGAAGTGACACTTATTACGAGCGGATTAATGCTCGGCTGCGGCAAGTTTTTCCCGAGAAGTTTGCCTCTGGAGATTCTAACGATGACCAAGAGGACGACGTTCAGCAAAGACGGGTGGAAAAACGCCAACAGGCAACGGTGGTAGCACCGGCGACACGAACGACCTCAAGTAAAAAGATTGTTCTCACCAAATCACAGGTGGCAATAGCTCGGCGCTTAGGTGTTCCTTTAGAAGTTTATGCAAAACATGTTGCTATGCAGGAGAATAGATAATGGGAAATCGTACTGATCGTGAACTTGAGTCTCGGGAGCGCGCGTCCCGTTCATCGTCTTTTGCTTACAAACCAGCTAACCAATTACCTGATCCTAATCTTCAGGATGGGTATACGTTTAGGTGGGTACGTACAGCAATCATGGGGCAGTCTGATGCTCGAAATGTTTCTACTCAGCTGCGTGAGGGTTATACCCCCGTGCGGCAAGAAGATCATCCCGAGTTAATGATGTCCATAGACCCTAAGGATAGTGGAAATGTCGAGATTGGCGGCTTGATGCTCTGCAAAGCTCCTAGTGAGCGTGTAGACGCGAGAAAAGCCTATTATGAGGGTGTTAATCAGCAGCAGATTCAATCTGTTGATAACAGCTTTATGCGGGAAAACGATCCCCGGATGCCTCTCTTCTCGGAGAAGCGGTCTGAGGTAAGTTTTACTAAACGTTAAACTTCTTAGGAGTTAAATATGGCTTACCCTACTGTTGATAAACC